GTATCGTTTTTTACCTATGCCGGGTGCCAATCATTTGGGTTCAGATGATTTTCTTGAAAAATGTCATGAAGAAACGTATTTAATGTTTAAAATCAATGATCGATTTGAAGCTCTTGGTGGAATGACACCCGAATTATCAAAAGCTATTTCATGGAGATAATTAAAAATGAAAAAACAACCAAAATTTTGTCCAAATTGTGGAAGTATTCAAACCCGAACCCGAACATCTGAATTATATGAAGGAGTTAAATATCAAATATTTAAAGGGACTGAATATCAAATATTTTGTGTGGATTGTTTACTTTGTGGGGATTGGTCTGATTCCCTAAATGAAGCTATTTCAAATTGGAATAAGATTGAATAAATTTATGAAAGATTCAAACAGAGTTTTTGTGACCGGTGACATTCACGGTAATCCACAATTAAATCTATCATCCAAAGATTTTCCTGAAGGGAAAGATTTAACCAAACAAGATGTTGTGATTATCTTGGGTGATTTCGGTATTCTATGGCATAAATTCAGAACCAAAGAAGAAGATTATTTTTTAAAATGGTTGGATGACAAACCTTGGACAACACTTTTTATAGATGGAAATCACGAAAATTTTGATATTCTAAATACGCTTCCTCAAAAATATATATTTGGTTCTCCTGTTGGGATAGTTGGACATTCAATTTTTCACCTCAAAAGAGGTTTTGTATATCGTATTAATAAACGTAATATTTTAGCTTTAGGTGGCGCCCATTCTCACGATAGAATTTATAGAAAATGGGGTGAATCAATGTGGAAAGATGAAGAAATTACTGATGATGATATTGAACGAGCAACACAATCATTAGAAAAAGTCGCTTTCGAAGTTGATTATATTATGAGTCATTGTGCGCCATTTGAATATGCTAAATACGCGATTCCTAAAGAATTCGCAGGTTCTTTTTCGATGGACCCTTCAGAAGAACGTTTAAGTATATTAAAAAACACAAATGACATTAAATTTAAAAAATGGTTTTTTGGACATTATCATAATAACATTGATGATCCTTTTATGAATCAATGGACTTGTTTATATGATAAAGTAATGGAATTGGAATAAAGAATTCTAATGGAGAAAATTAATGAAAAATAATGGGGTTTTAGTAACACCACAAGACAATCAAATGATCCTTCATTATGAGAAATATAATGTTAATTATATTGTTGAATTTAATTATGTGAAGGATAAATTAGAAGTCACATATCTTTTTGATCCAACAATGGAATTATCAGAGGACCAAAAACTTGAAATTGTTGAAGCTACTAAAATTGATATTTTAGAAACGATATAAGGAGTCTAAATGGAAGGTATTAATTTATTAATTGAGAGATTCAAGATTGAACATAATTATAATGGATATATTGAGACTATCGTAGATTTTGCTGATGAGTATGAGGTTGAGATTGAAGAAATAGTTGATAATATAGATGGAAATTTGAAGCGTAAAATTGAAATTGAGTTCATTAAAAATAATTGGTTTCCAAACAATAAAATTGAAAATTCAATGGATGATTTCCTCAAGGATTAATTATGTTAATTAAGAATATAACACATTCTGATATGGATGGGGTTGGATGTTCAATTATAATGAACAAATTATTTCATGAGCATTTAGGTTTTGATGAATCTCAAATTGTCAGGGCAACATATAATGATTTGTTTCAAAACATTATGAATTTTGCTTCGTTTCCTCAAGAAGATACAATTTTAATCATTACCGACCTTAATGTTGAGACTCAATTTCTCAAAAAATTATTAGATCTTTCTAATGTTAAAAAATTGTTGTATATCGATCATCATGAAAGAAGTGACGGTAGAAAAGGATTGGAAAGTTTAAAATATTTTGAACCTAGTAGATTTGAATATCGATGGAGGAAAGGTGTCTCAGCAACTAAATCCGCCTATGATTTTAGTGTGAAACACGGAATCCAAACATCCAAAGAATTTGAAAAACTTATTAATATTATTGATATCTATGATGAATGGCACAAATCAGATATAAGATTTAATGAAGCATTAGGTTTAAATAGTATATACTGGGACATCGGTTTTGATGAATTTTATAAGAAATTTTATGATGGATTGGTATGGACAAAAGAAATGAAAGAATTTGTGGCTGGCAAATTCAAAGAACAAAATGATTATTTCGAAGAGGCCGAAAAATATAATCAAATTGTGGAATTTGACAAGAAGAAAGTTTTAATTTCATTTAATCCTAAAGGGAAATATACTAATTTATATACTCTCAGGTATGATGCTGATTTGTTTATATTGTTTGATTATGAAACCAAATTGATGCGAAAATTCAGTCTTAGATCAACAAATGATTATTATGATTGTAATGCGATTTCATTAAAAGCAGCTAAGAATTTAAAGGGTGCCCAAGCGGGTGGACATAAGGCTACTGCTGGTATTAGTGTTCCGATTGAAATTGGGATGGATGAATTAATTACAGAGTTGTTAAATGTCATAGAAAAAATTTGACAAAATTGAGTTTCGTGTTAATATATATAAATACTTATACAGGTGGATAACCTGTAAATAACCACTTCAAAAGGGTTGAAAGCCCTAGATTAAGGAGAAAAAATTATGGCAAAAACAACTAAATGGAAGAATTATTTCAATTGGGAAAAAATCAAAGGAGACATTGAAAAAGAAACTAAATCTAAAAAGAAAGGTGATCCACGGATTTTCAAACCAGATTGGAAGGCCGCTATCGCCAAGAAAAAGTTTTACACTTTACGCTTTCTTCCAGACAAAGAAGGCAATCCTTTCGCACATTATTACTCACATTCGTTTCAGTATCCAGCGTCGGACGGTTCTCAGAAAAAATGGTATATTAACAATTGTATTTCAACTTTTGGTTGGGACCCAAAATGCCCTATTTGCGGGAAGAACTCCGAGTATTACAATTCAGCATATGAATCAGACAAAAAGCTTGGTAAGGAACGTCAACGTCAACAGAATTGGATTTCTAATATTCTCGTTGTGAATGACCCTATTAATCCAGAAAATAATGGTGAAGTATTTTTGTATCGGTATGGTTATAAAATTTATCAAAAACTCGAAACTCAAATGTTTCCAAAAGAAACTGATTTGGAAGATCCAGATTTTGAAGAATTTATGCCATTTGATTTGTTTGAAGGTGCTGATTTCAAACTCAAAATCAAGAAACAGGGAGATTATCCTAATTATGATGAATCGAGTTTTTCTTCTCCAAAACCTATTTTCAATGGGGATGAAGATAAGATCGATGAGATTATGTCAAAAGTTTATGATTTGAGTGAATTCACTGATCCTAAAAATTATCCAACTGTCGAAGAAACAATTAAACAGGTTGGTCATTTGCTTGGGGTTACACCAACATTGAATGAAGAAGACGAAGAAGATGAGGATGAAAATGATGGCAACTTTGAGGAAACAGAAACAAATAATGAAGCAGATCAAGAAGCAGATCAAGAAGACACAAGCTCTCAAAGAGAAGTACATGATGACTCCGTTGACGACGAAGAAACAAGCTCTGAAGGAGAAGATTCAGAATTAGATGATGATGAAGCATTTTTTGCGAATTTAAGTAAATAAATTTTAATCATCAAACATCTGATATAATAAAAAGCCACTACAAAAAATGTAGTGGCTTTTTTTGTTTATAAATAACAATAAACAATAATATAGGTTTAAATTATGTCTCGTACATTTGATGAAATTCAAGAAGATCGAAATTCACGTAATGATAAAATCGCTTTAAAACAGAAAGAATTATATTTTTTTGATGTTAATAAAGATGGTATATTAGCTCCCAAAACAAAAAATGCTGCTGGATTATCTGATCTCGGAATGTTAATTAATGAACAAGCTGTTATAGAATCCGTTTATAACATTTTATTAACACAGCCTGGTGAACGGGTAATGAATCCTCTTTTTGGTTGTGATTTAAATCAATATTTATTTGAACAATTAGATAACACAACAGCTTTAGATATTGTTGATACTGTTTATAATGCGATTATAGATTTTGAACCTAGAATTTATAATTTAAAAGTTATAGTAACACCAGATGAATACCAAAACACTTTTATTATTGATATCTATTTGTCAATTAACACAGCAAAAGAACCAGTTAAATTAACAACAACTCTTGAAAAGGTAAGATAAAATGGGTGAAACTTTTCAATTTTCATTAAACGCTATTCGATTTGAAGATGTTCGTGCTGAAGTCGTTAAATTTTTAACAGCAAATGGAACATATGATGCTCCATTAGATTTCGAAGGTTCAAACTTAGCATACATTATTGATACAATGGCTTACACCACAATGATGATGTCTTATATGGTATCAACTATTGCTAATGACAACTTTCTTGATACAACTACATTACGTAAAAATGCGGTATCAATAGCTAAAACTCTTGGTTATAAACCTAAACGAATTCAAGCTTCTCGAATGGAAGGTGTTTTCACCTATAATCCTGGAGATACTTTTTTTGGTGAAGAATCTAAATTAATCATTCCAGCCAGTACTGTTTTTATGGGTACTGAAGATGGGTATTCATGGGTAAATACAGACCCTATTACGTTATTAGTTAATCCCAAAAATCCTTTTGAATTAACTTCTGCTGCCGATGAATTACATCCTAGAATTACTTTGATCCAAGGTGTTTATAAAAAATTTAGTGTTTTGGGTACTGGTAAATCTTTACAAACTTTTACCATACCTTCAAAATATATTGATGAAAATAATATGAAAGTTTCACTTTATACAACTCAGTATGAAGAAGAATCAAAAGTTGAATGGACTTTAGCCAAAACGTTTTTTGATATTCAAGGTGACGAAATTTATTTTCTCGAAGAAGATATTCTTAATGAAGGTACACCAAAAATAATTTTCGGAAATAATATTGTTGGTCGGGCTCCATCATTAACAGAAACAATTATTGTTGATTATTTAGAAACAGTTGGTTCTGTAGGGAATGGTGAATTAGATATTAATATCCCAAATAGTTTAATATTGAATAAAAGCTTTGATATTGATTCAGTTGATATTAGTAAATTAGAATTTGAACCTTCTGCTCCATCATTTGGTGGTCAAGAATATGAAACATTAGATTCTATTAAAAATAATGCTCCAAGATTTTTTGCTACAGCGGGTCGTGCCGTTACGGGTAATGATTATAATACATTAATCAAAACTGAATATAGTCATATAATTGATGAAGTTAATGTTATTGGTGGTAATCAATTAGAACCTGGAAACAATGATTTTCTTGGGAATGCTTATATTGCTGCTATACCAACTTCTTCAAACATATCAAACATGTTTTTGGAAAGTTTACAATTATATGTAAATGAAGGTGACGAAGTTAAAATAATTTCTTCTTTAACAAATTCAGGTATTATTGCCACAAACAAATATTTCTTAAAGCCTTCTTACATTTATTTGGATATCATTCCTAAAATCGAGATGAGTTCACAAATCAGTCCGACGGAATTAAAAGAGACGGAAGAAAATGCTTTTGATACATTGGTTGAATATTTTGAAACTGACTTCAAAGGTTTTGGTGTTCCTTATCGTAATTCAAAAGTTAGATCTCAAGTTGATGCGATTGAAAATGTTATTTCAACAGATATTGACACCAATTATGGTTTTGTATTAAATCATGATTCTTTTTATATTGATAGGGAATCTGTTTTTTGGCTACCTGTGAAAAATAAAAAAGAAAATGGTAAAGTTCTCAGAGGATTAAATAATGTTCCAATAACAACCAATTTCATTAAAAAGAATGAACAAATAATTAAAGATTATAATGCCAACAATCAGAGCATTATAGAACTTTTTCATGTAACAGTTATTGACCAAAACACTGTTAATATTGAAATGAAAGATAACATTTGGCATGGTAGGGATACAAGTATTGATGCTAAATATACCGATCATTTTTGGAGAATCCATTTAGAAGTTGGAACTTTAGATGGTAATGAACCTTCAGGAACATTACATAAATGGAATATATTCATTAACTCCCAAGACAATACTGGTACTTTAAATATTGGTGATATGTGTTTAACAGACACCAAAGAAATAATTGTTAGAGAAAATAATGATCCAAATATTAAAACATTTTTAAGTGATGTTGTAGAAGTTAACAATGATTTTGATGTAATTGGTGCTGATAAATTAAACGAAATTGAATATACATCTATTCGATTTAGACGTAAATTTAACAAATATAACTTATTACCAGAAATTATTAATCATAATATTATTGGTAGAACATCAATACATGGTTCATTAACACATGATAATTTAGATAGATATGTATTCAATAATGATGTTTATAAGCCAGAAGTAATTCAAATTTCTGTTTTAATTGATTTTGTTTCGGGTAATAAAAGTATGTATCAAGAAACATTCAGTTTTGATGGTTCAGGAACTAACCATTATACAGTATCTTTAACAATGGTTTCGTCTTCAGCAACAACATCAGAATACAATTTATATTTTAATAATACGGTTAAAGAAGAACGTCAAAAAGTCGCAACATTAACATGGGATAAAACAAATCCTGATCCATTAGATACTAATCAATTTAAATTTGTTACTTTGAGTTCAGAAGTAAATTGGCTAATTTCAGAAGGTTTCCAAGTAGAATTTTTAGAGTATAACGTTAATAATGATGAAACATATTCTGCTT